CTAACAGATGAGGAAATAAAAGAAGCAAAAAGAGAGGCGCTAAAAGAATACTACAGCGTGTTGTCATATCAAGCCGAGTTTGAGTTGTCTTGGATAGATGAGTTATTTGCTAGAGCAATACTAAAGAAAGCGAGTGAGAAATGAACTTTGCTGATTTTTATGCGCTTTATCCTCGCAAACAAGGGCGCAGGGCTGCCGAGAAGTCATGGGACAGGCTAACCCGTCAAGAGCAAGAAGATGCGTTCCTAGCCCTTTCTACGCACTTGGAATATTGGAAGTTAAAACAGACCGAAAAAGACTTCATACCCCATCCTGCTACTTGGCTAAATCAAGGTCGCTGGGAAGATGAACTGGACATGGAAGTTAAAAAGGTCAAAAAGCCCGAATTGCCTTGGTATTCTAGCGAGGAACTAACGATCAAAAAAGCCCAAGAAATAGGAGTACAGGCGTATGCAGGAGAAGGTTGGCAGCAATGGCGGGCAAGAATCAGCCAAAGAATTAAGCAATTGGAAGAACAGGCTTGATTACCTTTCTAGCTGGTACATCGGTGTTGCAAAGCGCAGGGGGTGGGATGTTGTTGTGCATTTGCTTGCTCAATACCCTGATGTTGAAAATGAAATGAAGCAAGAAATTAAAAGAAAGTTAAGTAAATGAGAGAGATAGACCCCAATAAATGTATAGACTTTATCCTTGAAAACGCTGGTAAATATGCAGCCGCTAAAGGTGAGTTGGCCCAGCTAGAAACATTTAAAAGCAGCCTTAAAGCCATAATGATGCAGAAGTCAGGAGAACAGACAATAGGAGCGCAAGAGCGTGAAGCCTATGCCTGTCAGGAATATCAAGATTTATGCAAAGCGATTGGAACGGCTACTGAAAACGCTGAAAAACTAAAATGGGAATTAGAAGCTGCACGACTTAGACACGCTACATGGCAAACTTTAGAAGTATCAAACCGAAACCAAGATAGGATTATGAAATGATTAACTTAGCTGAAGAATTACTTATACTTAAAACACTTATCAAGATGTACGAAACCGCATTAGCCAAGAACGATAAAGTGCTTATTATGGAAATTGCAGTAGATATTGCAGAATCAGCAGAAAAACTAGAACAACGCAGCGTAGACAATGCCAATGTCTGATATGATGTAATCACCACATAAGGGGATTATATGGAATCTTGGAAAAATATTGTTGGGTTAGAAGATTATTACGAAGTTTCTGATTTAGGAAACATACGATCTAAAGTCCGTGAAGGCGTTACTTTATATGGCAAAAGGACTTATGGCGGCAATGTAATAAAACCATTTATTTCCACAGTTGGCTATCCAGCAGTAAACCTTACTTTTAAAGGTTACAGAAAACAATTTTATTTACACAGGCTGGTTTTAGAAGCATTTGTTGGTAAAGCACCTGAAGGCATGGAAGCCTGCCACAACAACGGAATAAGAGCAGATGCAAAATTAACTAACTTGCGTTGGGACACTAGAAGCAACAATGCTTTAGACAAACGCAACCATGAAACATGGCAAGGTGGTGAAAATAATGGCAATGCAAAATTAACTAATCAACAAGCGCAAGAAATAAAAAATTCAAATAGTTCATCAAAAAAGTTGGCTAAATTGTATGGCGTAGGCCAAACTACAATTTTAAGAATTAAGCACAGTAAAACTTATGACGCTAGAAAATTTAACACCTAAACAAAAAAAGGAACATTATGGTCGAGTGGCGAGATTGGGGTGCATACTCTGCAGGCACATTGGGTACGAAACCGATGATTGTGGGTGCGAACTCCATCACATTAGAAGAACTGGTAGACGAAGTGATGCCCCTGTTATCCCGCTCTGCCCATACCATCATCGGGGGTCAAATACCAGTATTCACGGAATGGGGCGTAGAAGATTTGAGGCAGAATATGGCATTACTGAAGAATCACTACTCGCTAAGACACTTGAACTACTTAAATGACTAGGGTTATTTCGTGGTTTTCCTGTGGTGCGGCAAGTGCCGTAGCAACTAAGCTGGCTATTGCTGAAAGCAAAACGCCAGTAGAGGTGGTTTATTGCCATGTCAAGGAAGAACACCCTGACAACTTGCGGTTTATGAAAGACTGCGAAAAATGGTTCGGTCAGCCAATAAAAGTCATTGAAAACGAAAAATACAATGGCAGCATTTACGAGGTGTTTGAAAAGCGTAAATATATTGTAGGTATTGGTGGTGCGCCCTGTACCGTACACCTTAAAAAAGATATGCGAAAAGCGTTTGAATTGCCTAATGACAGGCAGGTATTTGGGTACACCGCAGAAGAACAAGACCGTGTAGACCGTTTTATTGACGCTAACAACAATGTTAATTTATGGTCAATCCTTATAGATAAAGGACTTGGCAAGTCAGATTGTTTGGCTATGATTGACAGGGCAGGTATTGAACTGCCAGCAATGTATAAGCTAGGCTACCAAAACAACAACTGTATAGGGTGCGTTAAGGGTGGTTTAGGCTATTGGAATAAGATACGGCACGACTTTCCTGAACAATTTGACCGCATGGCAGGTATTGAGCGCACGGTTGGGGCTAAAATCCTTAAACATAAAGGTGAGCGTATTTGGCTTACAGAACTGCCTTTAGATGCTGGTGACTACCCAACTGAGCAATCAATTGAATGTGGCATTTTCTGTCATATGGCAGAATCGGACATAAATGATCGTACTTAACTTACCCCTGCCGCCTAGCGTAAACAGCTACCGCACCATATTCCGTAATAGGATGGGTATAAGCAAGGCTGGAAAAGAATTTAAGGCGCAGGTTAGCAACTATGTGGTCGAGTACCGTGTACCCAAGTTGGGATCAGCACGGCTTGAAATGAAGGTGGTTTTATACCCCCGTGACAAACGCAAGCAAGACATTGACAACCGCATCAAGGCCCTATGGGATGCGTTAGGTGATGCTGGGGTATTTGACGATGACGAGCAAATAGATGTTTTATTGATCGAGCGTGGCGAAATAAAAAAAGGTGGCGGTTGCTTGGTTTGTATTGATATTCTTGATAAAATAGAGGAAACTACCCCCATAAAATAAGGATTTGTATGGAAAATTGCGCTTTATTCTTAGCTACAATGCTTCATTCAGCGACTAACACCCATTTTTTCCATTGGTCTACTGATTCTTACGCCAAACACAAGGCACTCGCCAAGTATTACGACAGCATCATTGATTTAACGGATGCTTTTGCTGAATCCTATATGGGCAAGTACGGTAAGTTCACCGCATTTCCAAGCGTGTACCACCAGCCTAAAGACCCAATCCGCTACCTAGAATCTTTGCAAAGTTTTGTTAAAGAAGCCCGTCAAGACCTGCCGCAAGACAGCGAATTGCAAAACATTATTGATGAGATCGCAGACCTTATCAACACTACCACTTACAAACTTAAGTTCTTGAAATAAAAGGATATTTATGCCACTCGTCAAATCAGGTAGCGCAGAAGCAGTCGGCAAGAACATTAAAGCCGAAATGAAAGCTGGCAAGCCTAAGAAACAAGCCGTAGCCATTGCACTCAGCGTTGAGCGTGAAAACGCCAAAGGTGATCGCAAAGCCAAGCTGGAAGATGCCTACGCTAAATACATTGAAGAAAAAGCATGAGTAGAAAAGATGACATTCGTGCCGCAGTAGAAAAGCACGATAAGCCTATTGCCAAGACAACTAAAGGCAAAGGCCGTCATTACCAATCAGTAGAAGAAGGCGCAGGTATGACCGAAGCAGGTCGCAAAGCATACAACGCCAAAAACAACGCTAATTTACAAGCACCCCAATCTAGTGGCCCAAGGCATGATAGCTTTTGTGCAAGGTCGGCAGGCTGGACTGGGGAACGAGGCAAAGCAGCTAGAGCAAGGTGGAAATGCTAATGAAAAACGGACTATATGCCAATATTCACGCTAAACGGGAACGCATTAAAGCGGGATCGGGCGAGAAAATGAAGAAAGCTGGTGCTAAAGGCGCACCAAGCGCACAAGACTTTAAAGATGCTGCTAAAACTGCCAAGCCTACACGCAGAGAAATGATTGAATCCAAGATGAAGGATATGTAATGTTTAAAAAAGAAAAGATCAAACCTGAGAACTCTTTGCTGCAACCGCACAAAGAATCTACCCTTGAAAAGCAACAGCGTTTGCGTTTAGAGCGTAGAGCTGCTATTGCTAACAAACTTAAAGACTTGGATAAAGAGGTTAAATAATGGAAAAATTAATTGAACTTTTGCGTCAAGGTGCAGACAAAGTTGTAAATTTGCCTAGCAATGCACAACGATTTATGACTAATCCGCAAGCATTTACTCAGGCAATTACAGGAAACAACCCATTGCCAAGGGAAACAGGCTTTGCGGCAGGTGCTACAGGACTACCAGCGCAAGAGATGAGCGTGTTAGACCCTAACCAAGCACCCTATATGCAAGGCTACAGTCAAGGCGAACCAGTAGGTTATTCAGGTATGGTATTGCCTTTAGCTGCCCCAGCTACAGTAGCAGGAGCTAAAGCACTTGCCCCCAAAGCAGGGCAGATGGCTGAAAACTACATGGCAAAACAAGGAATGATGCCAAGTATAGTTCCAAGCAGCCCTAAAGCCGTTGCATTTGTTCCTGAAAAGATGTCACCTGCTTATGAAAAGATTGCTAAAACTTACTTTCCAAGTGCGCCCCAATCATCTTTAGACGATGTATTAAGACGAGAGCTTACTGGATGGATTAACGGTGCTGGCGATATACCTACCAAAAAAGGCTTTCAAGAGTATCTGAAGGATGTATATGCTAAAGACACACTTGGCCCTGATAGCATTCCTTTAAAAGAAGGGCTAAAGCGTGTAAATGAATTGGTTAAGAACAAAACCATTATTTTTAACCCAAGCCGTAAAGAACTAATAGAACAGCAAATCAACAAAATAGAGTAGAATTAACTTATCTTAATCAACCACTTGGTTAAATATGAGTAATAAAGTATCGAAAACTGTTGAAGGCAACCTTAATAGATCGGGTAGACCCAAGGGAGTGCCTAACAAATCCACAGCAATGGCTAGAGAAGCGATTGCACAGTTCGTTGATGGTAACGCCCACAAAATGCAAGAGTGGCTAGAACAGGTCGCTAAAGGCGTTAAAAACGATGACGATAAATTCATTGTTTTACCTAATCCTGAAAAGGCTTTTGGTATGTTGCAGAGCGTCATGGAATATCACCTGCCTAAGTTAGCCCGCACAGAGCATACAGGTGACGAAGATCAGCCAGTCAAGATCATTCACGAACACAAGTTCCTAGATTGAAAGAGTTAGTAAAGCGGTACGAATACCCGTACAAGGCTAGGGATGCGTTCCTAGACTTCCACAGACGGAATCAACGCTGGGCAGTCTTAGTCTGTCACCGCAGGGCAGGAAAGACCGTAGCCACCATATGCGACACGATCCGCAGGGCAGTCACCGAGAATAAGTCTGATGCTAGGTATGCCTATATTGCACCGTACTACGCACAAGCCAAAAACATTGCTTGGGATTACCTGCTCAAGTTTGCAGAGCCAGCCATTGTCAAGGCTAACCAATCGGAATTATGGGTAGAACTAGTAAATGGGGCAAAAATACGGTTATTTGGTGCTGATAATCCCGATGCCTTACGGGGTTTATACCTTGATGGCGTAGTGCTGGATGAGTATGCCGACATGAAACCTAGGCTTTGGGGAGAGATTGTGCGCCCATTGCTAACAGATAGACAAGGCTGGGCTACCTTTATTGGTACGCCAAAGGGCCATAACGCTTTTTACGACATATATAACGAAGCCCAAAAGAATCCAAACTGGTATGTCAAAACCTTACGAGCCGACCAGTCAGGCTTATTGCCACAGTCTGAATTGATGGATGCACAAGCCACCATGTCAGACAACCAATACGAGCAAGAGTTCTTATGTAGCTTTGAAGCTGCCATTCTTGGGGCGTTTTATGGTCAGGAAATGCGTAGGCTTACCGACCTTGAACGGATTACTACTGTGGACTATGACCCAATGTTCCCATGCCATACAGCTTGGGACTTAGGATTTAACGATTCCACAAGTATTTGGTGGTTTCAGGTGGTTTATGGTGAGATACGGGTACTCGATCATCATTCCAGTAACGGTCAAGCCATACCGTTTTACACCATGCTATTGCAACAAAAAGAAGATGAGTTTGGGTACAAATATGGCTACCATTACCTGCCACATGACGCTAGAGCAAAAACACTAGCAAGCGGTGGTAAGAGCATAATTGAGCAAATTGCTGCAAAAATTGACATAAAACACCTAAAAATTGTTCCAAATCTGTCATTACAAGACGGAATACAGGCAACAAGGCTTGCATTAACTAGGGCTTGGTTTGATAATAGATGTGAAGAAGGCATTGAATGTTTGCGCCAATATCAAAGGGAGTGGGATGATGATAAAAAAGTATTTAGGGATCGCCCGAAACACGATTGGACAAGCCACTCAGCAGATGCGTTCCGCTATCTCAGCCTTGTTTGGAAAGATGAGGACAGCCCTATCCTCAAAGATTCAAACATTAAAGGACTTCATGTCGGGCAAACGGAAGTAACCCTGAACGAGATGTGGAAAGAAACCCCCAAAATAGTTAATCGCAGGATATAAACATGGATCATACATACGAAGATTGGTACAACTGCATCGCCCAGTACGAGCGTACATTTAAGGAATGGGAAGGTCGTGCCGATAAGATCGTTAAACGATACCGTGACGAATCCCGCAGCCGCAACAATCCAAACGCTAAGTTCAATATTCTGTGGAGCAATGTACAAACCATTACCCCTGCGGTATTTGCCCGCCTTCCAAGACCTGATGTAAGCCGTAGATTCCGTGACAACGACCCAATTGGTCGTGTAGCGTCAATGATGCTAGAACGGGCATTGGAGTACGAAATTGAGCATTATGGTGACTATGCCAGCGCAATGAAGCAAGCGGTTCAAGACCGTTTACTGGGTGGGCGTGGTACAGCTTGGGTGCGTTATGAGCCACATATTGTCGGTATGGCTGGTGGTGAAGCAGAAGATATGCCTGATGATGGCCTGCAAGTTACCGAAGATACAGACGAAGCAGAAACCGAAGGCGGTATTTACCGTGAAGATCAAGAGCGTATTGAGTACGAATGCGCCCCAGTAGATTATGTTTACTGGCGTGACTTTGGTATGACCGTAGCCCGTACATGGGAAGAAGTCACCGCAGTATGGCGTAAGGTTTATATGGAGCGCCCTGCCCTTGTTGAACGATTTGGTGAGGAACTTGGCGGCAGAATCCCGTTAGATACTAAGCCTGACACATCTAAATCATTTAACGAGAAGATGACCGAAGGTTCACGAGAAGCCTTGATTTATGAGATTTGGGACAAAACCACAGGTCAAGTGCTTTGGCTATCCAAGTCAATGGGTAAGATTCTTGATACCCGTGACGATCCGTTGCAGCTTGAAAACTTTTGGCCTTGCCCAAAACCCATGTTTTCAACCCTCACAACCGACAGCCTAATTCCTGTACCTGACTTTGTACTGTACCAAGATCAAGCAAGACAGCTGGACACCCTTGCAGACCGTATTGATGGCTTTATTCATGCCCTTAAAGTGCGTGGTGTTTACGATGCGGCAGAGCCTAGTTTGGAGCGTTTGTTTACTGAAGGCGAGAACAACGCATTGCTGCCAGTTAAGAACTACGGTGCATTTAGCGAAAAAGGTGGCTTACAAGGCGCAATTAACCTTGTAGACATTCGACCTATTGCTGAAGGCTTGCAAATGGCTTATCAAGCTATGGATCAAGTCAAGGGTCAAATCTACGAGATCATGGGCATTGCTGACATTCAGCGTGGTCAGACCGATCCGAACGAAACCCTTGGCGCACAGATCATTAAGTCCAACAACGCTTCAGGGCGTTTAAAGACTATGCAGCATGAAGTGGTGAACTTTGCTACCGCTCTTTTGCAGATCAAAGCGCAGATTATTTGCCAGCACTTTACTGAAGATACCATCGTCAAGATCAGCGGGGCAATGCAATTAAGCCCGCAAGATCAACAGCTTATACCGCAAGCCCTTGCACTTTTGAAAGATGAGCCTGCCAAGAATTTCCGTATTGAAGTAACTACGGATTCCATGATTTATCAGGATGAGCAGCAAGAAAAGCAAGACCGTGTTGAGTTCCTAACAGCAGTTAGTGGCTTTATGCAGACCGCATTGCCAGTAGCACAAGGCGTACCTGAACTTACCCCATTGCTTATGGAGATGCTCAAGTTTGGCGTAACCGCATTTAAGGCTGGTAAAGGCTTAGAAGGTTTGATTGACGAAACAGCCGATCAGTTTAGACAGCAAGCTGAACAAACTAAAGGCCAACCAAAGCCACCATCACCTGAACAGCAGAAGATGGAAATGACCATGCAGATCGAACAAGCCAAGATTCAGGCTAAACAAGCTGAAATGCAGATGCAGATGCAAATTGACCAACAAAAGATGCAGATGCAGATGGAACTTGAAAAGGCTAAACAAGAGTACCAAGCCCAAGAAAACCAGCTTAAATTCCAGCTTGAAGAACAGCGCAATGCTATGGATCGTGAGATGGAAGTTAAGGTCGCACAGATGAAGATGCACACCGAGCGCAATACTCAGGTCTTATTGGCACACATTAACAACGGTGCAAAGATTGAAGTTGCCCGTATTGGTGCTGACGAATCTAGCGGTGAACAGGCTTATATGACGGAAATGGATATGGCAGCTTCTATGCAACACCCAATGCAGCCTATTGCCGATGCTATTGCCATGAGCAACCAGCAAATGACCCTAGCTTTGGGTGATTTGGTCAATACAATTAACGAGAACCACAATAGACCGAAGCAGGTAGTTCGGGGTCAAGACGGTAAGATTATTGGGGTACAGTAATGCCTATAACAGTCAAGCATTTAAAGGTATCAACCGTTCCTGATGCTGGGGATGACACACTTGTAGAACCGTCAGATTGGAATGCCGACCACCAATTAATTGGTTTAGGCACTATGGCAGAGCAAAATGCCAACAATGTGGCTATTACTGGCGGCACAATGTCAGGCGTAACCGTTACTGGTTACATTCCAACAACGGAAAAGGGCGCAGCATTAGGCGTAGCTACCCTCGATGCAGGCGGTAAAGTACCGCAAAGCCAAATCCCTTTAATGGGCGATTTAAATTATCAAGGTACATGGAACGCTTCAACCAACACACCAACGCTAACAAGTTCAGTAGGAACTAAGGGTTATTACTATGTTGTTGATGTATCAGGAAATACAAATCTTAATGGGATTACTGATTGGGTTATTGGCGATTGGGCTATCTTTAATGGAAGTATTTGGCAAAAAGTAGACAATACCGATGCCGTAGTATCTGTAAACGGTCAAACAGGCGTAGTCGTATTAACCACTACCAACATTGCCGAAGGTACAAACGAATACTTTACCCAAGCTAGGGCAAGAACTTCCATAAGTGCTGGCACAGGCATTAGCTATGACAATACAACAGGCGTAGTAACCAATGCTGCCCCCGATCAAGTTGTAGCTTTAACTGGTGCTGGAACAACCACAATTAGCGGAACATACCCTAATTTCACCATTACTTCTAACGATGAATTTGATGGCAATGTAGTAGGCCCTGCTTCCGCTACAGACAACGCAATAGCCCGTTTTGATGGCACAACAGGTAAATTGTTGCAGAACAGCATAGTAACGGTAAGCGACACAGGTGTTGTTACTGGTGTTATTGAAGAAAACTTTACCCCAATTACACCGCCAACTTATTTAGAAGGCAAAGTCTTTTACGATACCGATGCTAAAACATTAGCGTATTACAACGACAATAGTCAAATGACCGTAAACATCGGTCAAGAACAAATTGTACGAGTTAGAAATCAAACTGGCGCAACTATAGATAATGGCACGGTGGTTTATGTAAATGGTGCAACTGGCAATACACCTACTATTGCTAAAGCAATAGCAACCAGCTTTACAACTTCTGACATTATTGGCGTTACAACTACAACTATTGCAAACAACGGTTTTGGGTATGTAACCATAAGTGGTTTAGTAAACGGCTTAGATACATCTGCGTTTGCTGAAGGTGATGCTGTATTTTTATCGGCTACGACTGCTGGAACATATACAGTAACAGAACCTACAAGACCAAATTATTCAATTCAAGTAGGCGTAATTCTTAGGGCAAACCCTAGTGTTGGCACTTTGCTTGTTTCAGTACAAATTGTATCTACAGAAACAACCCATATTATTGGCACGGTAGCTGTAGACCAAGGTGGCACAGGTCAAACAACTTATACCGATGGGCAACTGTTAATTGGTAATTCCACGGGTAATACTTTAACAAAATCCACATTAACGGCTGGTACTGCAATTTCCGTTACAAACGGTGCTGGCGCAATTACCATAGCCAATACAGGCGTAACCCAAGCTACGGCTGGTACTGGTATTAGCGTATCGGCAAGTACAGGCAATGTAACAATTACAAATACCGCACCCGATCAAACCGTAAGCATTACAGGCGGCACAGGGATTAGCACTAGCGGCACATACCCTAACTTTACTGTTACTAATACCGCACCCGACCAAGTAGTTGCATTAACTGGGGCAGGAACTACTACGGTAACTGGTACTTACCCTAATTTTACGATTACTTCTAACGATTCCACATTAGGTACGGTTACATCGGTAGCTGCGCTTACATTAGGCACAACAGGTACAGACCTTAGTTCTACCGTAGCAAATAGCACTACTACACCTGTTATTACATTAAATGTACCTACCGCATCGTCAGTCAATCGAGGTGCTTTGAGCAGTACGGACTGGACTACCTTTAACAATAAAGCACCAGCCGTAACCTACACAACCAACTATGTACCGTATGGTCAAGGCACGACTACCCCGAACCAATCGGCAAGTTTTACATACACCACAGGCACAGGCGCATTGCGAGTACCTGCCGTAGAAGCATCAAATGGTTTGGTGGTTAATAACATGACGATTGCTACCAGTTACAGTATTCCAAGCGGTTATGCAGCAAGTTCTGTTGGCCCTGTAGTCGTATCGTCAGGGGTAACAATTACCGTACCAAGTGGAAGTCGCTGGGTCGTTCTGTAATGTTTTCTACCGCTTTTCAGGCTAATGCGTTTCAAAATAACGCTTTCCAAGTCTATAACCCGCCACCGCCTGATAACCAAAAGGTAGGTGGTGATGATGCAAGCTGGACTCCTGAAGAACTAAAGCGGATCAGAAAGCTACAGCAGAAGATTGCTGAACGCCAACGCCTGTTAGAAAAAGCTACCAAAGATGCCAACGCTTCACGCAAGCAAGCATTTAAGAATTTGATTGATCCTGTTGCTAAAGTTAAGCAACCTAAAGTACAATCTAAACAAGAGGTTAAAGCTGATATACCGTTAGCTGAAACAGAAGATTTACAGCGGTCTATAAGCTACCTTGAACGACAACGGGATAACATCCTTGCGGCAGTAGCTTACAGAAACGAAGTGGCTCGAATCCAATACGAGTTACAAGTGTTAGAAGCCAAACGCCAAGAGGAACTTGACGATGAGGCTGCAATATTACTACTGCTTTAAACCCACACGCACAATATAAGTTAGCCTACGACAACTTACACGCTGGCAGGTACGCTGCTGGATTTAGGCTATTTGAGTATCGCTGGCATAAAGACATACTTGCCAACCAAATCATTCCGTATGCAAGACTGCCCGTAGCCCCTAAAACATGGCAGGGTGAATCCTTGTTAGATAAAACCATCGTAGTGCAGATGGAACAAGGCTTTGGCGATATATTCCAATACGCTAGATTCCTGCCAGCCCTAAAGGTTTTAGGTGCAAAAAAGGTGGTAGTTTTGACTATACCTGCATTGTTTGGCGTGTTAGGGCAAATGGAGTGTATTGACCAGCTTACGAACCTTACAGAAGCAGGGCCAGCCCATGAATGCGACTACTGGATTGGATCAATGTCGCTACCGTATTACATTGACTGCGCTATGCCGTATGTTAAGGCATTATTTCCCGTAAATTCGAAGAAAATTGTCGGATCAGAGGGTTATTTTGAGGCTGAACCCAGTAATATTCCCAAAAAGATAGGCGTAAATTGGTCAGCAAGCAAGGGCAATTTGCAATGGATTAAGTCTATATCCGCAGAACACATGGAAAAGCTGGTGGGTGACGATGTTTACAGCCTAAACCCTGAAACTGATGGCAACTTTAGGCCATTGCCTAACGATGGATGGAAGAAAGACTGGTCAATTACCGCTAAACATATGAAGGCTATGCGGGGCGTGGTTACGGTAGACACAGGAACAGCACACTTGGCAGGTGCTTTGGGCGTTAAATGCGTAGTTTTGCTGCCTAAAGAAGAATTTGTATGCTGGCGGTGGAAAAATGCCCGTTGGTACGACAGTATTTGCCTACTTAGGCCTGATGAATACGATCAATTACCTGAAATTTTAAGGAGAATGTAATGGCGTTGGTAAAAATCAGCGTAACTTGCCCATGCTGCAAGGTAGCGCACGAAGAATATGACGAAAAGCAGTTTGATGACCGTGAAAAGTACCTTGCTTATTGGAACTTACCGTTTGAAGGGGAAGAAGCGGATAAAGCATGGCGGCAAAAGCTGGAAATGACGCCAAAAGAAGCACCTATGGTTATTCCTGACATTGAAGGCCACATAAGCATGGCTGACGGTACATGGGTGTCTAGTCGATCTAAGCACCGTGAAAACCTTAAACGGAATAATTGCGTAGAAATCGGTAATGATGTGCCAATGCAGCAAAAACCCATTGAATTTAGCCGTAAAGAGCAAGAAGCCCGTAAACGGCAGATTGCTGAGATTGCTTACTCCAAACTTAACTACCGATAGGAACAACCATGTCAGATGACCGCAGAGAATTACTTGAAGCAGCCTTAGACCAAGCCGAAGAAGGCACACTCGAAGCACCTATTGAAAAGGAGATTGAAGTAAATGACGATCCAATCCAAGCCGAAAACACCAGCGAAGAAGATAGCGTTGAAGAAAGCAACGACCGTGACGAAAAAGGTCGTTTCAAAGCCCAAGAAGCCAGTCCCGAGCAGGATTCCGCTGAAGAACCTGACTTGGTGGCAGAAGCTAGTGATGTTCCTGACGAGGAAATAAAACGCCCAACTACTTGGAAAAAAGAGTATGTCGAGGTATGGAACAAGATGCAGGAAGGCAAGCCGCTAGATAAAGCGGAGTTTGCTAAGTTTGCTGAATATGCCAACCAGCGTGAAGCCGAGTATAAAAAGGGCGTTTCTGCCTACAAAGCAGAAGCCGACAATGCACGACAGCTTACCGAAGCCATAGGTCAATTTGCACCTGAACTTCAAGCGCAAAACATTCACCCTGTAGCTTGGATCAATAACCTTGGTCGAGCGCACATGATTTTGACCAAAGCACCATACCAAGAAAAGGTGCAGATGTTTCATAGACTTGCACAAGATTATGGAATACAATTAAATTCAGATAGCTTACAAATGCCTGAACAGGCGTATGTAGACCCGTATCAACAACAGTTAATGCAGCAACTTCAAGCTACACAGCAACAAGTTCAGCAACTGTCAGCGATTCGGGAGCAAGAGGAAAATGCTCGTTTGAACCAAGAAATTCAACGAGTAAGTAGTGACAAAGAGCGGTTTCCGCACTTTGAAATGGTACGGGAAGATATGGCTCAATTACTTGAGCGAGGTTTAGCCCCAAACCTAGAAACGGCTTATGCCAAAGCGGTGCGTATGAACGATGAAGCGTACAAACTGGAGCAGGATCGACTCCTGAAGTCAGTAAGTACCCAAGCATCTAAGGCACAGCAAGTAGCTAAAGCTAAAGCAACTGCTGTTAGTCCACGATCCGTTACTCCTAGCGGTCAAGTGAAAAGCACAGATGCAAAGGATAGACGGTCTTTGTTGATGGCTAATTTAGCCGATGCAGAAGGCGGTCGGGTTTAACTTAATCTAATAAAGGAAATATCATGGCATTCGCAAATAGCGCAATCACCGATATTATCGCTACCACCATTCAAAGTCGTAGCGGAGTATTGGCAGACAACTTAACGCAAAACAATGCAATTTTGCAGCGTTTAAGTTCCAAAGGTAATGTACGCCCATTTTCAGGCGGTAATGTGATTTTGGAAGAAATCATGTACAACGACCCAGCAACCAATAACGCTAACTCGTATAGCGGCTATGAAGTGCTGAACATCACTCCTGATAGCCCAATCTCGGCTGCTCAGTTCAGCATTACGCAGTATGCTGACTCAGTAACCATGAGCGGTCTAGAAATGCTCCAAAACAGCAGCAAAGAAGCAATCATCGACCTTCTTGATGGTCGTATGCAAGTTTCTGAGGCTCGTCTGCTTAACCGCATTTCGGGTGACTTGTATGGTGACGGTACTGGTAACGGTGGTAAGAACATCACAGGTCTAGCCGCTGCTGTCAGCACTTCACCAACCACTGGTACATACGGTGGTATTAATCGTGCAAACTGGGCATTTTGGCAGAACCAAGCAACTACGGGTGCTGATTCTTCCACATTGATCCAAGCTGCTATGACAACTGCTGCAATCAAATCTGTTCGTGGTACTGATAAGGTAGACCTTATTATTGCTGGTAACACTTTGTATCAGCGTTATGTAGCTTCTTTGCAAGCAATTCAGCGTATTGCTGGCGTAGACGAAGGCGCAGCAGGTTTCGCATCCCTCAAGTTCTACGGTGGTGGTATGTCTGCTGATGTAGTACTAGGTGGTGGTATTGGCGCACAAGAGAACCCATTGTATATGTACCTCTTGAACACCAATTACATCTTCTTCCGTCCACACAAAGAGCGTAATTTTGTTCCTATCGGTGGCGAGCGTCAATCTATCAATCAAGATGCAATCGTGAAGTTGTACGGTTGGGCTGGTAACTTAACCTGCTCTAACGCATCCTTGCAAGGTATTTTGAGCGGTACTTAATCAACTGACTAAATAAAGGAAAATATTATGTCATATAACATTACCCCCACCTCGGGTATTAATTTGGATGCTGTAGTCCAAACTAACCCAAACTCTGCTGGTACTGGCGTTCCTGTCAATGGCCCACTTGGTTCACAAGTGTTTGGCTCTGACGGTAAGCGTTATGTACTGGGCGTTGCTGGTGCAGCTATTACAGCTTCCACAGCAACTTGCTCAATCAATGCTTCTACATTCGTTGTTACAGCTTCAGGTGGCTCATATGCAGCCCCAGCCGTTGCCGTAGCTTCAGGTGATTATGCTTGGTTTGCAGCCACTAGTGTTTAATAGCAATATGTAGTAAAAACAGGGGGTTACCTTAACTGGTAGCCCCTTTTTCCTTTTAACAACCTAATACCTTAGGAGAATTAAAAATGGCTTTACCTTCAGATACACAAGGAGCAGATTCACGCTTACAGGTGCGTTTTTACAAGAAATCCGTACAACAAGAGCAGGAATCCATAGAAGCTGGCAGACCAATATTCAAAGAGTTTGATTTTGTACATATTTGCGTTGCTGGCGATACCCTCACCGAAATTGACACTTATGCGCTAAATAGCCATAAACAACGCTTTCCGATCCAATGGGCTAACTACATGAACCGTGTAGGAGCGCATGACGAGGAAGTGGTTGGAACGCCTTTATCAGAATGGCCTTTAGTATCAAAAAGCCAAGCTGAAGAAATGCGGGCAATGAAGTTCCACACGGTAGAATCTATTGCAAATGCTTCAGATCAACAGTTACAGCGTATGGGTATGGCGGCAGGAATGTCACCCTATGCGTTCCGTGACAAGGCAAAGGCATTTTTAAATCTAGCAACAACGGCAGCCGAAACCGACAAGCGTGAAGCAGAAATTAACGCTTTGAAAGAAGAACTTGCCAAAAAGGAACTAGAAACTGCTAAAATGAAGGCAGAAACGGAAGCGAAGTTAGCCTTAATGCAAGAGCAAATGGCAACTATACTTGCTGCTGTTGGTGAAAAGAAACCCCGTAAACAGAAAACGGTAGCCACAGAGGAAGCCTAATATGTCATCAACAATGCTCCAATTAGTCCAGCAAGTCACCGCTGAACTTAACTTAGCTGTACCTACTTATGTGCAAGGCAACACTAACCAAGATGTGCAACAAGTCTTGGCGTTGATGAACCGTGCAGGGTATGACCTTGTTAAGGAACATAATTGGCAAGCATTGGAGTTGGAATACCGTTTCTACACCACAGCTATCACCACAACCTGCGACACCATTAACGGCACTTATGACCTGCTAAATGTTGCCAATACCGCAGGTTTGGATGATACCTACTCAATCGTTGGCACAGCTATCCCCCAAGATACCTATGTCAATTCAGTTTCAGGATCAACCGTAACGACTACCCAGTTAGCCTCGGCTACAAGCGTTGGCGGTACTGTGACTTTCAGTAAAACGAAATATCCCTTACCGCCTGATTATGAAACCGTTACAGACAATACCCATTGGGATAAGACAAAACATTGGCAAATGCTTGGCCCAGTTGATGCCCAGCAATGGCAATGGCTAAAGTCAGGCTATATTTCAACAGGCCCTCGGGTTCGTTGGCGTATTCTTGGCAATGAGTTTCAGATTTGGCCGCCTTACAACACCCTTGAATACCTAGGTTTTGAATACCGTTCTAAGGGTTGGGCAAGAAGCGCAACAAATCAAGTAAAGAACAGCTTTACAGCAGATACCGACACAACCGTATTAGACGATACAGTTATGGTATTGCTGACCAAATTAAAGTATTTCCAAGTCAAATCGTTTGACACTACCGCATTGCAACAAGATTACAGTCGCTATTTAAGCGTTGCCAAAGCTAACGATAAAGGCTCTGCTACCTTGTCATTCGCACCTAGCCCAAGTGCCGTGCTGATTGGCTGGGCTAACATCCCCGATACTGGCTACGGCAGTTAATCATGGCAGTCGCACAGCAACGCAGAGCCGTTACTACTAGCCTGCCTGCCCCTATTGGCGGTTGGAATGCACGGGATTCTTTGGCTGAAATGAACCCGCTAGATGCGGTTCAGATGGTCAATTTCTTTCCTACACCTACCGATGTAACCCTGCGTAAAGGCTTTACTAAGACTTCAACTGGCATTTCAGGTGCAGTTTTGGCTTTGATGAATTACAGCAGCCCATCGGGTAATACGATGTTTGGCTCTAATGCCACAACTATCTACAATGTAAGCACTTCTACGGCAACTGCAAGCCTTACTGGTAATACGGATGGCAAGTGGATTCATACCATGATTACAACGGCTGGTGGCTCATTTATGCCCGCTGTAAACGGTGTAGACCCAATGGTTGTATATGACGGCACAGTATGGTCAAGATCAGCCACTACAAGCACCGCACAGACAATTAGTAGCATTACAAGGGGTGGCACAGGAAACCTTACAGCGACCCTTACAACGGCTGTGGCGCATGGTTTAGTGACTGGCAATACGGTTACGGTAGCAGGCGCAGTACCAGCCGATTTCAACGGTGCATACCGTATTACCGTAACAGGTACAGATACTTTTACCTACACGATGGCAACCGCCCCAAGCGGTGATGCTTCAACCGTAGGCACTTATACCGTCAAATACTACATAACAGGCTTAAATTCTAATCAGTTTGCACATATCAATCTGTTTAAAGAACGCCTGTATTTTGTGCAAAAGAACAGTCTTAGCTTTTGGTATTTACCCGTAGATTCAATTAATGGTGCAGTAACCGAGTTCCCTCTTGGCGGTATATTTAAGAAGGGCGGTTACCTGCAAGCTATGGGTACATGGACTATTGACGCTGGTTACGGGGTAGATGATCTTGCTGTTTTTGCTACTTCTAACGGTGAAGTTGCTGTTTATAAGGGTTCTGACCCTTCCGACCCAAATGATTGGGCATTAGTTGGTATTTGGAGTGTTGGGCAGACTTTTGCTCGTAAATGCTTGTTTAAGTTTGGCGGTGATTTGCTACTTTTGACGGAAGATGGTCTTGTACCGCTATCCGCAGGCTTGCAATCTACCCGTTTAGATCCCCGTGTAAACATTACTGACAAGATTTTCTTTGCTATTAGCCAAGCGGCTGACCTTTATTCGACTAATTTTGGCTGGCAGATGAATTATTTTGCTAAAAAGAATATGTTGATCGTCAATGTACCCGTAACTGGCGGCTCAGAGCAGTATGTAATGCACAACATTACGAAATCATGGGCAAGATTTACCAATATCAACGCAAATTGCTGGGAATTAAGCGGTGATGACATTTATTTTGGCGGTACAGGCTTTGTAGGCAGGTTTTACGATACTTTTGCCGATGATGGCAATAACATAAAAGCATTCGTGCAGCAGGCGTATTCCTATTTTGACAGTCGTGGTCAGCAAAAACGCTTTACTTTGGTACGCCCAATCCTTCAAACGGATAACGGCTTACCTACCGTGCTTTGCGGCATAAGTACCGACTTTGATACTGTAGATTTGACCAACCAAATATCATTTAACCCGTCAATTTTAAATACTGGCGAATGGGATTTAGACACATGGGATAACGCCAATTGGGGCGGTGGACTGGTAACTACTAAGATATGGCAGGGTGTAACGGGGTTAGGCTATGCAGGCTCAGTCAGCATGAATGTGGTATCTCAGCGCATTGAGTTTCATTGGGCAAGTACCGATTTTGTAATGGAGCGTGGGGGCATTCTGTAATTGCGATCAGTTACTACTGAAAACCAACGGTATATGGGCGATTGGCTGGTACGCATTTTGAACCATCCGTTGCCTGAAACTACGCAATGTATAGGACAACTCAAAGACGGTAATTTAGTAGCAGTAGCGGGATATACCAACTTTATGCCAAAGGCCTGCGAAATACACATTGGCAGCGTTGGCGAGGATTGGGCAAGTAGGGATTTTTTGTGGGCGGTATTTGATTACCCCTTTAATAAATTAGGTGTTAGCGTTATACTAGGTCAAATTTGTGGCGATAATGAAGATGCCTTAAAATTAAACCGACACCTTGGTTTTAAAGTGGTAGCCGAAATACCTGATGCTCACATGGATGGGGATTTAGTGATTATGGCTATGCGTAAAGAGGAGTGTCGGTTTCTTAACATCCGATGCCCTCTAAATAAGGGAGAATGACATGGGTGGTGGTGGATTTTTAGGATTAGGCCCTGCGGCTAGTGCGCCTGCTGCGCCTGACTATTCAGCAGCAGCTAGGGAAACCGCAACAGGAAACTTAGATGCGGCAAGAGCGGCTACGGCTGCAAACCGTGTAAATCAAGTAACTCCATACGGCAGACTTGATTACTCCGTTACTGGTCAAGACCCATACGGCAACCCTACTTGGACTGCAACCCAGTCTTTAAGCCCCGATCAACAAAGATTATTAGAAAATCAAAATCGAATAAGTAGCAGTCTAGGCGATGTAGCTACTAAAGGCGTAAGTTATGTTGAGAATATGCTCAACACGCCTTTTGATACAAGTGCGTTGCCTTCTACAGGGTTTAATCCTAGCCAGTCTTTTCAAGACGCTTATATGCAGCGTTTACAGCCACAAATTGAACAAGACGAACAGCGTTTACAACAACAATTAGCTAATAAAGGTATTGATATTGGTTCAGAAGCCTATAATCGTGCCATGATGCAACAAGGGCAGCGTGTAAATGACTTGCGTTTAGGTGCTACCACTCAAGGCTTTAATGTTGGTCAGCAAGCCCGCCAATCTGCCCTGCAAGAGCAGGCTTATCTGCGTAACGAGCCACTTAACACCCTTTCTGCGGTGCGTACTGGTTCACAAGTAACAGGCCCACAATTCGTTAATTCTGCACAGCAAGCAACCACAAGTGGCCCTGATTTATTGGGTGCGGCTGGTATGCAATACAACGCCCAAATGGGTGATTTTAATTCTAAAGTTGCCCAACAAGCCGCTTTTAACGAAGGTTTATACGGTTTAGGCGGTGCTGGAATTATGAAATCCGACATTCGCACTAAAGAAAACATTAAACAAATTGCTTGGCTACCTAACGGCTTGCCTGTATATACATACGAATACAAAGCCGAATTTAAGGATCACCCATTAGCAGGGCATGGAACGCACACAGGCGTAATGGCGCATGAAGTAGAAGCTATGTACCCTAATGCTGTAATAACCCTTGATAACGGCTACAAAGCCGTAGATTACGGACAATTATGAACCCATACATTATGCAAATGCAGCAACCGCAAGATTTAGGCGGTCTAAGCCCATACTTTCAAAATATTGCACAGCAACAAGCCATGCAAAATATGGCAATGCAACAAGGTCAAGGTTTAACCCAATCTGCTGGTCAATTAGGACAAGGTAAAAATGACAATATGGCATTGGCAGCAATGTTGCGTAAACAAGACCCTAAAAAGCCTGCTCCTGTAACTGATTACAGCCAACCTATGCCTGATGCGCCTGCTTACACAGACCCAGCATATCAATACGCAATGTACTAATATGGCTACGATACCAACAATCAATCTAGGCGGCAACTTACCACCTGAAATATTAGGTCAGCAACAGCAATTAAACCGCCAGCAACAAATGGCGCAAATGCTAATGGCACAAGGCCAACAGATGCCACAAGGTCAAATGATTAGTGGTCGATATGTCCCCCCTGCATTTACTCAAAACCTTGCTAGATTAGCCAATATTTATGTAGGTAAAGACCTTGCTGAACAAGGCGATAAAAAAGCATTAGATTTAGCCGCTGCATTGCGTAAGCGTTACGGTGATGAGTTAAGCCAATATCAAGACTTAATTAATCCTAAACAAACCGAAATGGCAGGGCCTACCCCTACAGGCGCACCATTAATGTCTAATATGCCTGATCGTCAAGCTGCTAATCTGTTTGCTGCAAGTGCATCTAACCCTGCATTGCAAGCTGTTGGCATAAAGAATTTAACGCAAGGGCCTAAATGGGAAAAAGCCAGCTTTACCGATGAGAAAACAGGTAAAACTCGTGAAGGTGTTATTGATGTTAATTCACCTGACCCAATTAGCACTTTCCAAGTTGGCGGTGTTAAGCCTGAAATGTCTGCTTACGAAAGAGCAAGCCTAAACTTAAAAGCTGGCGATCAAGCTATTTCAAGAGCAAACCTTTACTACAACACAGGTATGGGTGCTGGTGGTGGAATGCCTGCGGGCGCACCAATGAACGCTCCTGCTGGCGCACCAATGCCTGTAAGCAATGTTCCTGTTGCTGGCGGTATGCCAATGGGTAATGCTCCTACCGTTCCAGCCGCCAATGCGCCTTCACAAGCACCGAAAGACAAATTTGCACCTGCCGTACAGTTGCAATACCAATACAACCCTGCTTTGTCACCAAAAGCTAACCAAGAAGCAGCAGCTAAATTTAGCGATGAATTGGTTAAAAATCAACGAAACGCCAAAGACAGTTTTGATTTGATGAAATCTGCTTCAACTTTGTTAAGTTCAGAAGCACCAAGTTCAGGCAGATTGTCTAATATTGTGACTGGTACAAGGGAGTTCTTTGGTGGCGGTGGAGAAGCATCTAAAGCTGATGCACAATTAAATCTATTGTCAGGTGCTTTGACAATGAAGCAGCCAAGGTTTGAAGGCCCACAAGGTGTAATGGATGTTATTTTGTACCAAAAACTGGCTGGTGATTTAGGCAATCCAAATATTCCTGTTCCTTCTCGTTTAGCAACAATTAATCAAATGATTGATTTGCAGAAAAAATATTATCCTGAAGGTGATTGGGATAGCATCAGCACAAAAACGCAAGGTGAAGCTAAAACTGAAGCTGTTAGATCAGCTGGCAAAGTATCTGTTGGCGCACCAATGTACGCTACCAACCCAACAACGGGTCAGCGGATTGTATCTACGGATGGCGGCATTAATTGGAAACCAGCGGGGAATAAGTAATGGCACTTCCAAAAGGATTTGTACTTGAAGAAAAAAGCGGTTTACCCGCTGGCTTTGTTATAGATCAAGGCAACATCATTACCAGCGATGTTCCTACCGTAGTTGGTTCAGTTCCAAACCCACCTGTAGTACAAGAACCGCCCCGTACCATGATGGATCGGGTAAAGGCTGTATACGAAGTGCCAGCAGCTATCGTTACAGGCGCAGCCGCACCATTTTTAGGGGTAGGTGCGGGTGCTATAGAAAACATACGGCAAGGCACTAGTAAGCGTGTTGATAGCCCTGAATTTGCACAACGCTTTCAATACCAGCCTACAAGCCCTGTAAGCCAAGACATACTTCAAAGTATGGGTAATGTGTTTGAAGCCAGTAAATTACCCCCTGTTATTCCTAGCGTTGGTATGTTGCCAAGCTATGCAAGGGCAGCAGGTGGAACTCCTACTCAGGTAAGACAAGCAGCACAAACAGTACAAGATGTTGGCCCACGCATTGCACAAGTTCTGCGTCAGCCTGAACCGCCAATGTCTACCATGTCGGGCGCAGGCGCAGCAGAAGTGCCAAATGCAGTTGTAAGAGCGCAAATGGCAGAACAACTACGAGTGCCTATTAAACTCAGCAAAGGTCAAGCAACCCGTGATTTAGGGCAACAACAGTTTGAAGTTGAAACAATGAAAACTTACCCTGAAGATGTGGGTAGACCGTTAATTGCCGCTCAAGAACTAAGAAATACGCAAATTGGTCAAAACTTAGATGCTTATGTAGATGCTACAGGCGCAAAAGTAGCTAATCCATTCTATTTTAGACCTACTGGTGAAGTTGTAGATGCCGCTTTAAGAGAATCTGCCAATAAAGCTAAAAATGCTTACAAAAGTGCTTACACAACTGCTAGAGCATCGGAAGAAGGTCAGCAAAAAGTTAATGTTCAAGGAATTATTAACCAACTTGACACTATGGAAGCTGAAGCCACTAATGCTCCAGTTATAAATGCCGCAAAAATAAAGTTAAATCAACTAGCCAAAAACGGTGAAATGACTTTAAATGAAGTAGAAGAAGTGCGCAAAATGGTCAATAGGCTATCAGGCGATACTCCTAGCAACATGGCGTTTGGTGGCGATATTAAAACAATGATTGATACGGCTACACAAAACGCTGGTGGCGATCTATTTAAAGAAGCAAGAAGGTTGAGAACTAAATTTGCCAATGAGTTTGAAAACATTGGTTTAATTGATGATTTGTTGAGCAAAAAACCAAATTCTAACGACAGAGTTGTTGCTTTGGAAAAGGTGTTTGACAAGTCTGTAATGCAAGCTGATTTAGATAGCTTAAAATCTTTAGGGTATACCCTTAAAAAGACCGAAAAAGGTCAGCAGGCTTGGGCAGAACTTAAAGGGCAAACTATTGAAAACCTTAGAAATGCAATTACCAGCAACATTGAAACCGATTCTTTAGGTCAGCGCACCTTTAATCCTAAACAATTCGATGTAATAGTTAAAAACCTTGATAAATCAGGCAAATTAGATTATTTACTTGGAAAAGCTGGCGCACAAGAAATTAGAAACTTACGAGATACTGTAATTGCTATTAATTCACCAGTTAGAGGCACAAACACTTCTAATACTTCAAGCGCAGTCGATAAAGTTTTGAACAAATTATTGAATAAAATGCCGCTTGCAGGCCCAATGGTTGAAGTAGGATCAGAAGCGTTAGAAAAGAAGAAATTAAGCAAACAAGTGCAGGAAGCCATTAATTTCACGCCTGAAAAACTGGCAGAAGAATTAAGAAAAGGGAAAAAATAATGTCAAGAAACGGATCGGGAGTTTATTCGCTCCCTGCAGGTAATCCAGTAGTAACCCAAACTACGATTAGTTCATCATGGGCAAATAACACCATGAATGACTTGGCTGCTGCTCTTACTGATTCAGTAGCGGCAGACGGCCAAACCCCAATGACGGGTAATTTAGACTTAAATACCCATAAAGCGGTTAATTTAGTTGCAGGTTCGGTAGCTGGTGATGCTGTTGAATACACCCAATTTACTACTGCTTTTGTAAACCCTGTATTTACAGGTACAGGCTTTATGCTGATTCCAAAAGGAACTACAGCACAACGACCAGTAAGCCCAGTAAACGGTGAAATCCGCTACAACACAGACACTTCACAATTTGAAGGCTACCAAGGCGGTGCATGGGGTCAATTAGGCGGTGGTGCTACTGGTGGTGGCGGTGACGAAGTTTTCGTTGAAAACGGTGTAACGGTAACAACAAATTACACGCTTTCTACTGGAAAAAATGCTGAATCGGTAGGCCCAATTACAGTAAACTCAGGGGTAACGGTAACAATTCCTTCAACACAAAGGTGGGTCATATTATGAGCCTAGTTTTACAATCCAGCGGTGGTGGACAAATCACCATCCAAGAGCCAGCAACTGCTAGTAACTTTACGCAGACATTACCTGCTGTAAGCGGAACTATTATCACCACAGGCAATAGACCTGCTGGTAGCGTTTTGCAAGTGGTTAGCGTGACAAAAACAGATGCATTTACTTCTTCTGCAACTGGGGCTTTTACCGATATTACTGGTATGTCAGCAAGTATTACACCTACAAGTTCTTCGAGCAAAATACTTGTATTGGCATCAGCTACTTGTAGCGGTCAAGCTAGTGTTAGTGGTTCAATAATTAGGTTAATAAGAGGAAGCACGGCTATTGATGTTGGAGATGCGGCAGGCAGTAGGTCACCAGCAACAACAAATGCTTACCAACTTGATTCGGGTCAATCTGAATGTATATCAATTAATTTTTTAGACTCGCCAGCTACAACTTCTTCTACTACTTATAAATTGCAATTCCGCATTGAAAGCGGAACATTTTATTTTAATAGAAGCCAATCTGATGGTGACAATGGTGGTGTTGGTAGGTTTGCATCAACAATTACTTTAATGGAGATTGCGGCATGAGTGATGCATTAAGAACACTATATCCAAATATTGTCACAACTAATGGCGATGTTGCTTACGATGCTAATGGTAACGAAGTCACATACGACCAAGCTGCGTTACAGGCTTATATTGATGCCAATGCCTATAAAGACAAACGACAAGCCGAATACCCATCATTTGCAGACCAGTTTGACACCATCTTTCATGACGGTTTAGACGCATGGAAAGCACAAATTCAAGCAGTAAAAGATAAGTATCCGAAAGGAACGGTATGAGCCAGTTACAAGTAAACCGAATAAACGATGCAAGCGGTGGAGTTCTAGCACCCATTAGTTCAGTCATGCGGAATCGCATCATCAACGGTGCGATGGTTATTGACCAAAGAAACGCTGGTGCTAGTGTTACGATGAATAATACTGGCGCAGTTCAATATACTGTAGATAGATGGTATGGATATGGCTCTGCTGCATCTAAGTTTACGGTTCAGCAAAACGCTGGTTCTGTAACACCGCCAGCAGGGTTTACTAACTATCTTGGTGCAACATCATCATCTGCTTATTCTATAGGTTCTGCTGATTTATTTATTCTAGGTCAATCTATTGAAGGTTTTAATACTGCCGATTTAGGTTGGGGTACTGCTAATGCTAAAACGGTTACTTTATCTTTTTGGGTGCGGAGTTCATTAACAGGCACTTTTGGCGCATCGTTTTTAAATGATGCTCAAAGCAGAAGTTATCCGTTTACTTATACAATTTCAGCCGCTAATACTTGGGAACAAAAAACTATTACTGTTGCTGGCGATACTAGCGGAACATGGACAACTAACAACACAACAGGTATTAAGATTTATTGGGGGCTTGGTGTAGGTTCAACATATAGCGGAACTGCTGGCGCATGGGCATCTGCAACATACTTTTCAGCCACAGGCGCAACATCCGTAGTTGGTACAAACGGAGCAACTTTCTACATTACTGGAGTTCAGCTAGAGGTAGGCACACAAGCTACTTCATTTGAATACAGACAGTACACAACAGAATTGCAACTTTGCCAACGCTATTATGAGCCTAGCTATACATGGACGATTGCCGCATACACTAATACAGGATTGACTAACGGAAATGCAAATCCGTCATTTTTAGTTCAAAAAAGAACAACTCCAACAATGACACTTTACCCACAAACAGCAGGTGGTACACAAGGTGCGTTTCCATCAACTACTGGTTTCTTATATTTTGACAATACCAACGCAACAAAGCAATTAGGAAGTTCGTCTAATACTATTGCTTGGATTGCAAGTGCGGAGTTATAAAATGTATAAATTATTTATGAACCCTTACACAAACGAATTGGCAAACGAGGTTATTCGCACAAGCGATAACGCTTTTATTCCATACGACCCAGCCAACACAGACTACCAAGCCTACCTAAAATGGGTAGCTGAAGGCAATACACCATTACCAGCAGAGGAAGCATAATGTCCACAATTATTAACGGCACAACTGATGCCATAACATTCCCTGACGGAACTATTCAAAGCACTTCAGCATTAGTTTCAGGAAAAGTACCATACTCAACGCTTCCTGCTGGTAGCGTATTGCAAGTGGTGCAAGTGGTAAAAACAGATACAACAGTTCAAAGTGGAACTTCTTTTGCTTCCATATCAGGTCTTTCAGCATCAATTACACCAAAAAATTCAGCAAACAAAGTTTTAGTGATGTTTACTGTTTATTTAGGTTCTGATGTTGGTAGCAATGTGGATGGCGGATTGGCTTTGTATAAAAATGGTTCGATTGTAACTGGTTCACTTGGCGATTCTTCAGGAAGCAGAATTTCTGCAACTGCTTCTGCAAATACTAGAAGCCAATACGAAATGGCTTGCAACCAAGCAACTTATTTAGATTCCCCTGCCACAACTTCTGCCACAACTTACGCTGTTTATGGTCGTGCTGGCACAGGTTCTCTTTATGTAAATAGAGAAGTAACAGATGGAAATGATGCTGGTTCTTACCGAGTAATTTCAACTCTAACCCTAATGGAGATTGCAGGATGATTGATTATTCTCAAATCCTTACGCAAAATTATGCTGGTAAACAATGGTCATTAAATGGCGAATCTTATGATGGTTTGGATTGGCTAGATTCTTCACCAAAACCTACTCAAGACGAACTTGATGCTTTATGGGAATCTACACAAGCTACAGTAGCCGCTAAAGCACAAGCCGCTAAAGATACAAAGGCTTCTGCACTAGCTAAACTAGCCGCATTAGGTCTTACACAAGACGAAGTAAAAGCGTTAGTTGGTTAATATGGCGTTTGAAATTGACCCAGTCAAATATGGCGTACTTTGGCAAAAGGTCGAAGATTACGAACGCAAGTTTGATTCTATGGAAAAGAAAATAGACAACATGGATGCTGACCTAAAGAAGCTGGTAGGCATGGCAGAACGGTCTAGGGGCGGCTTTTGGGTAGGCATGACCATTGTTGCTGGAATCAGCACCGTATTCGGTTGGGTAATCCACTTATTTGGCGATAAATAATGTGGATGTCAAAACCCTTACAGACAGCCTTGATTCAGCTAGGGAAAGTGCCAAGTCATTAACTAAACAAGTAGAAGCGTTCCAAAAAGACGGAACGGATGTAGCAACACAACTAGCCAAAGATAGATTACGGGCTAAAAAAGAAGCACAAGTAAAGCAGCGTTTAGCAATACACAAGGCTTTAGCTGAATACCGTCAGCGCAAACTTATTAGCCATGAGGAGTATTCCTTAAAGGTAGAGTTCTTGCGACAATTCAAGAATACTGCGCTAGGCGAGAAAGAATGGGCTGAAATCTTGAAGATAAAGAACGAACTAGAAAAGCTGGAAAAAGAAGAAAAACAGAAATATGACGGTGATTTAAAGAATATTCGTAGGGCGCAGTTAATGTGCTTACTGGTAGCAGGTTGGATAGCGTGGGCTATTGTTTGGGGTGATAAATGATGGAAACTTTACTTGGACTACTTAAAGGTGTTGCTCCTGTCTTGGCTACTGCTGTTGCTGGCCCTGCTGGGGGTGCTGCTGTGGGCTGGATCGCTTCTAAGCTAGGCATACCCGATGACACAATAGAAGGCGTTACAGCCGCTTTGACTGGCAATCCTGAGATGGCAATGAAGCTGAAGGAACTTGACCTTGAATACGCCAAATTAGACGCTCAAGACCGTGATTCTGCCCGCCAAGCGTACGCAGCCGTAGCCACAAGCGAACACGCTACTAAGCTGGATAAGTCGGTAGTCCCCCTGCTTGCGCTTGGTACGGTAACTTTAGCGTTTAGTTTTATTGGTATTTTGATGTTTAAAGATGTACCTGTAGATCAACAGCAAATGGTGATCTTTGCGCTTGGATTTATTACCAGTAGCGCAGGTCAAGTCTTATCTTTTTACTTTGGATCAAGCCAAGGCAGCAAAGACAAAACTAAAGAAATTGAAGGGATGCTTAAAAAATGATTGAATCTCAGCTTTTAGCTTTAGGCATTGAAGGCAAATGGTTTGAGCCTTTAGTAGAAACTTTTGAAAAGTACGAAATCAACACTCCTAAACGCCAAGCCTGTTTTATCGGTCAATGTATGCACGAATCAGGCGGGTTTAAGTTCCTAAAAGAAAACCTGAATTATTCGGCTAAAGCGCTGATGGCTACATGGCCTTCACGCTTTCCTGATGCTGATATTGCTGAAAAGTTTGCCCGTCAGCCTGAAATGATCGCCAATAAAGTGTATTCAGGCAGGATGGGTAATACGGAAGATGGTGATGGTGCTAAATACATCGGGCGTGGACTAATCCAATTGACTGGCAAAGACAACTACAAGGCGTTTGGCGAGGCGATTGGTGAGGACTTGGTAGCTAACCCCCAACTTGTTGAACAACCCCGCTATGCGGCTCTTTCTGCGGGGTGGTTTTGGAATCGTAAACAGTTAAATCTGTTAGCCGATGCAATGGATATTGAAACCATGTCAAAACGCATTAATGGCGGGACTATTGGAATGGCAGACAGAATAGCCAAAATCAATAAAGTTTTGGATGTTTTAACCTAAAACACATCCCGTAAATCTACAAATTTCCACATATGCGTGGGTACATCGTAGAAATACTCCTCATTAGCTACTGCTTTATTTGGTACTTCTATTAGCGGACATTCTTTGATCTTGCTGGCCCTGATCCAGTAAGCATGGGTTAGGTTTCGAGTGACTACATACATCGTAGTACGAGGGTGACTAAACAGCTTTTCTTTGCGCTGGGCAATATGGATGGTTTCGTAAGGGCAAAAATCCATGCCCCAATCCCGTACTTCTACTTCCCCAAACCCTATTTCCTGCCCATTTTTACTAAAAACAAGGTCTACAGCGTACTTATCAGGGTTAGGCACAGCATCAACATGGTGAACCGTTTTAAGCCAACCCGCTACTGCATTACGGGCTGGTGGATCACACGCATCATGTAACCGTTGGTCAAACTGCTTGTATTTCACTTTTGTGTCTTTTTTAGTATTGCTAATGCTCTCCTAGCCCAAACTCTGTCATGCTCTTTCATTTCTTCTGATAATTCAGCATAAGGAATCATTAAACTAGCCCATCTTGCAAACCTGTTATCGCTAATCTTTTCAGATTTCATTATTGAATCAGCCCATGACATCCATTGGTCATGCTCAAGTTCAGCAAGACTTTCAATAATTTCCTCATCTGTTAGGTCTGCTGGATGGGTGTAGAGTGGTACGCTATTTTTATGTTCTTGCCCGTTTACCCAGCAATCATGGTGCGGTAAACGCTCTAAATCGTACGAATCTATCCACGCTACTGGTTCATTGTTCATATCTGCGTACCTTTGCTGCGCTTGATAAGGGTGAAGTTTTCTGCTGGGTAGCGCATCCTTTTTACCCCTGCTGCCGTGTCCCAAATGACTACAACCGTGTCATCTTCAATGTAAAAACAGCCTTCACTACCGTGGCCTGATGTAGTGTAGTTGTACGCACGGCTTAACTTGTTGTAAGTCTTGCCATCGTTTTTGCATACCTCATCGGTCAATACGATCTTGCCACCGCCTTCATTGGGCATAGTCGCAATAGCCGCAGCTTTAGCGTTGCTTGAAAACAACAGTATTACTGTTAAAGCCAGCACCAATCCAAAATAAATCCGTTTGGCTATGCGTTCCATGCGGGCCTCTTTGCTTTCACCAATAAGCCAGCCTTGAACCTTAATCATGTCATCGTCTTGCTCAATGCGTAACGGCTTTTGGTAGTACTTGCCGATCTCTACTTTGCCTGTGTTATAGGGTGTGTTCATGTGTTACCTCGTCAAATTCGTAACTTGCTTCGATTGGATCATGGTTGGAATAGATCAATTTGCCATCACGAAAAACGCCATAACCATCTTCATTTCGTTCGTCAGTCAAGCGATACCATTCTTCTTCAGGGATGTAGCGCACTTCTACATTTTGACTTGTTCGGGGTATTAAGTTTTGTATGTTCATTTCTATCTCACTTTCAGTTAAAGTAAGAACAGAATAATTAAGTTATCTTAATTCGTCAAGCGTTATGTGACCAAAAAGCAACAGGGCAGTATTTGGCAGTTGCAAGCTGTATGGCAGAAAGCCGCAAAATTCCATACTTACTGCATCCTACTTTGGCGGCTTAACGCCCTAAAAATAGTTGGGGTACTCACATTCCCATATGCGAAGCGTTCTTGCTTTCCCCCGTTCCCGTGAAGGAACTACCATTATATTCCGTTCTTGATTTGGTAAACCCGCAGTAGATGTTGGAAGCATTCCCAGCCATTTTGTAGCTTTTGTTCCTCGATCTCAATGAGTTTGACCTGATTGGTCGTACCATTTACAAAAACAATAGCGCACCTTGCTGCTGGAACGCCAAGGCCCTCACGGTAAGCTGCCAGTTGCATCTCATGTTCAAAATACACATCAACTTTGTCAAGGTCGGTATCTTTGGTCTTGAAATCAACAATAAACCCATTGCCCTTGCCGTTGATTGGTTTAGCCATTAGATCGCATTTGCCACCAAACCCTAGCGGATGCCCAAACGACTTCTCTGAGAGCCATAGCTGGCTTCCAAACGCCTTTTCTAAGGCTTTATCAATGCCGTCTAAATACGCTGGCTTTTCAGGCATATACACTTGGTCAAAGTACGACTCAATAATGGCATGAATGGCTGTACCCCGTTCCGCAGCCTCACGGCCCGTAGCCTTGGAATCCTGCATTACACGGGAAAGCCACTCACTTTCAGGTTCGTAAGGCAACCTAGGCAGGGTTAAAGCGGCTAAGAGGACTTGTTGCTGTTTCCATGTATCAAGCCCTGCTTTCGATAACATTCCGTTAATTGTTGTAACACTTGGCAAAAGTCCAAGTTTCCGTGCGTCACGAAGCGTTGTGGCTCTTTCCCCAGTCTTGCCGATGGTTGTATAGGCTGGAGTGCCGTCTTTTGTGTACCAATGACCATTTTCTACCACCTTTTCTTTAACTATCATTTCGTGCCTTTATCATTTTGTCGGCTAATCCCCAAGCTGCTTTAATTACCGTTTCATCGTTATCACAGGTTGCATTGTTTGCAAGTATCCCTTGAATAATGTGAGCCGCAAAGTAATCACGCAAGTCCATGCCGCCTTCTATGATTTGAGGATAGCGTTCGCTTTGTGATGTTGGAAATGCTTTCATATTGCCCCCTTAAAACGGAATGTCGTTTAGGTTGTCATCTTCAACTTTGGGTGCTTCAGCTTCACGCAACTTCTGACCCCGCCATTCGCTGCTTTCCGCAATCTTTTCTTTGTAGTATTTTGGCAACGCATCGTATTCATCTTGCCTAAACTCTTGCAACCAAAACATCTTGGTCGGGTTAATGCCTTCGGGTTGTGCGCTACGCAATGCGCTAGGAACTGGACTAATGCCGCTAATGTTGGCGTATTTGCCATCTTCCGAGTGCGTGATATTAACCATGCAAAACTTACCCAGTAAACCTTTAAGGTCAAAGTTCTTGCGATCTTCCGCAGTCATTTTTTTGCCTGACCATGCTTCAAGGTCTTGACGCAAACGAGCCTGATCGCCAAGGCTGACTGTATAGCGTTTAGATACGATTAATGGCTTGCCGTCATCGGTCTTGAGTGGCAATCCAGCATCGTCATCGCCATGCAATTCCCAAGTAAATACAACCTTGTGCATGATCTTGGTTTCGCCCTTCCATTCTGTAGCTTGATGACCTAGGTCAATAATGGAGTACAGGCGAGCAATATGGTTGCCAGCAGGGGCGATTTTAAAATCTTTTTGTGTATCAGTAATAATCATTTGTTTGCTCCAAAAATTTGACCAAAATCATTCACAATGTCACGAATGACAGGGTTTACATGGTTATTGCGTTTAGGTGCGACATATCCGCAGCAATGGCGTAATAGGTCTATTTGACGCTCGGTAAGAAATGTACCTTCTTCCAAGTCTTTGAATACTTCATCAAGTTCAAACTGCATCTGTACTTGATCTGCTAACTGCTGGTCATAATCACTCATAATTTACCTTTCTATTTCACCGCAACTGCGGTAGTTGTCACCGCAAGTGCGGTATGTAAAGATTAAGATAACTTAAATTCATAGTCAAGCGTTTATTTGCAAAAGTGTTGTTTATTTGTTAAGATACCTTACATGAACGCAACAGCAATTATCAAATTACTTGGTGGCCCTACCCGTATAAGCAAGCTGGTCGGGGTATCTGTACCTGCCGTATCTATGTGGCAGAACGGTGATATTCCGCAAGATAAGCTGGTGATCCTAGCTGCAACATTAGAAAAAGAATCACATGGGCTAATTACCCGTAAAACTTTATTTCCACACAACCATAAATTAATTTGGCCTGAACTGGAATAAGTTGTAGTACACTACCAGTAAGCGGAGTGATGTCTGCGGATAACTAGGTTGGTGACCAAGACCCTTTTGGGTTGTTCTGAGTGTTTACCAAATGACTACCGACCCATTTTGTAAGCAACATCACCTTAGAGCAACCCAAAGGGGTTTTTCTATTTCTGCTTCTAGCCCGTACTCATTGGTGTTGCTACGGTAAAGGCTGTAAATACCCCTAGAAACTACTAGCGCATTTGCGCCTTCCCTATCCGTTATTGCTTGGATAGTAAGAAGAACCGTCCTGTATGGATAGACCGATGAGTGATAACGACAGACCTAGGCACGACAAAGACATCGAAGCAATATATACACCTCAGAACTCAGCAAGACTGACAAGCTATTCCTCATAGTAGGGATAGCTATGCCCTTGAATCTTGCAATCCTGACAAAAAAACAACATTAGGGTTTATCCCTAATAAATAGTTCTTGCAATAGTTAAGATAACTTAATAAACTGGTGTTACTCAATAACGAGTGAAATAGAAAAAGGAGAAGCAAAATGGAATACATTACAAAAGACGGTTGGACAATTACACAAGCTATGTACAACGAAATTAAAGAAATTTGCCCTGATTTATCGTTTGAAGAAATCTTGCGCTTAGTTGATTTGTTTAAGCATTCCAACTTCAAAATTACCAAATAATTACTAACCAGCCCCTACGGGGGCTACCTTTAAAGGTGAGATAGACATGAAAGATTTATTAGGTGCTTGCATATTAGGTGCAATTATTGGTGCGATGTTTGCTTATGGTGTACCTGCACACGCCCAAACCTATGTAATTACAAACCCACAAGGCCAAGTTACTGGCTACATTCAACAAAACGGCAATACGGTCAATGTATTAACCCCGCAAGGCAATACGGTAGGCCAACCATTGACGGTTTACCCCAACCAAATCGTAACACCACAAGGGTCAGCTATTGGTATTCCCCAATACACCGTACCAATGACACCACCAAGCCCACCTAGTGTTCGGGTATTTCAATGATTGAAACCATAATGGTGGTCTTTGCAATCGGTGTATTTGCCGTATTTGCAACCATGATGGTATTAGCTGCAATCTTATATTTTTGGGTAAACCATGACTGAAAAACGATACTGTACTAGCTGCCAAGTAATGCGCCCAGCAGACTACGGCAAAATGATTAAAGCAGGAAAAATTAACAGGTGGAAATGTACTGCCTGTTTTGAACGGATCAACATACCAAGGTATAAAAGCAAGGTGACTACATGACAACCTTTACAACCGAAGATCGTATTCTTGCAGAAAAAGACGGATCATTGACTGTTAATGTAAACGCTGGCGAAGTAACCGCATCACCCCCACATATCGTGGATAGCGGTGCAAGCGTAATGAGCAATGAACCAGTAGCGTACAGATGGAAGTCTGACTTAGGTTACATCTATGACATTTATGACCACGGCAATGGTGAGCCGCTTTACACCCACCCAAGCGAACACGACTTAGGAATTGCTGAGGCTATAGGCTTTGATAAGGGCTACAAGGCAGCAACAGCAAAGACGCTAACAGATGAGGAAATA